TGTCACTGCTTAACCAGCCTAGAAAATCCCTTAACCTTTTCTGCCTTATAAACACAATCAAACTTATCTTCTAATCCAGTCTTATGAGAAATTACAAATACGTTTGTGTCTTTTAAGACAAATCTAATAATTTTTAAGAACTCTTCAGTTCCAGTTCCATCCAAAGAACTATCAAAAACCTCATCAAATAAAAGAATATTACAATTAACTGAGTTTTTTGATTTAGCAACCTCACGCCAGGCAAAAATAAGTGCAAGATTTATTCTTGCCTTTTCACCTTCACTGAAAGAACTATATGAAAAGTCTTCGTGAATTGGAGATTCTATTGTCTCATTGAATTCACCATCAAGCTTAAAATTAATATAAAAATCCATCATCTGCAAGTAACGATTTACTTGCTGATTGATAAATGGAAGATACTTATCAATAATTTTGGTCTTTACCCCATCATCTTTGAGTAAAGAATAGGCAAAATTATAATGAAGAATCTCTTGCTTTCTTTCTGAAAGTTGTTCGATTGATTTTTGGAGATTTTCTCTGAATTCCTCTAACTTTTGATGTTCAGTATTTCTGTTCTGTAATTGGTTGGTAATTGTTTGAATTTCTTGTTCAAGATCTCTGATTTGTCGTTGACTAAGATTAATTCTAGTATTGTTTTGAGAAATGTCATTCGTTAGTTTACTAATCTCCTTTGATAATGAATTAAACTGACGCTCTCGCTCTTGCTCAAACTTTATTTTTTTATCAAGTTCTTCATAACCATTTTTAAGTTCCTTTGCTTTATTTTGAGCATCACTAATTCTATTTAACCTAAAATCTTCATCGATCGTTTGGGTGCAAGTGGGGCATACCATATTTTCAGTAAAAAACTTATGCTCTTCAGTAATTGTTGATACTTTTTGAGATATTTTACCTTTAAGATTATTGAGTTTTACTAATGTATTTGCCGAACCAATAACTTCTTCTTGCTCTTTTGTATACTTATGAATATCTTCTTCAAGAACAGCATTTTGCATCATATAATTGTCAATTTCTGCACTTAAATTGGCAATCTTTTGTTTATTGGCATTAATATTGGCATTTCCTCTGTTTTCAAGTTCTTCGATAAAATCTTCTTGCATTTTGATTTTATCTTTTAGATTTTCTCTTTTTAGATCTAAGGATTTTATTTGATCCTTTTGAGTTCTTATTTCTTCTTTGATAAGACTATTCATCGAAGAAAAAATACGAATATCAAGTAAGTCTTCAATTACTTCACGACGATTTGCAGTCGTCAACTGCATAAATGGGACAAAAGTACTACTACCAAGAATGATAATTTGTGTGAATGACTTGTAATTTACCTTAAGAATATTATCCTCAAGAATGCGTTGATTTGCCCTATCATCTGCTTCCTTATGGAGAAGATTGCCATTAACTTCAATATCAAATACATTTGGTTTAATTCCCCTACGAACCAAATAATCGCGGTTATTAACAGAAAATTCTACTTCTACTAGACAATCTCTTTCATTTACTGTATTGACTAATTGATTCTTATTGATTTTACGAAATGCCTTATTGAATAATACGAATGTTAGTGCATCAAGAATTGTTGAATTGTGCGAAAGAATATTATTACTATAAAATCTATGGTTAACGGAGTTTACAGTAATATCATACATATTCTCCTTCACATCATATTTTTCGACCAATAAGACTTTTTGAGGTCCTGTTTTTGTCTGTATATAAGATGATTCTGGTATTAAATCTTTTACAAATATTTCATCATAATATTCTGTAAATACAATATGATCATCAGCACACTCTAAATAATCGCCATTCTCTGTTTGTATTTTCCATTTTTGATAAGGCACTGTTTTATGAAGATGAGTTACTTCCTCCCACCCAGTATCTGTTTCAATCTCCCAATCAGTTAGATTGATCGTATCAACAAATTTTCTATTTAGTTTTTCAGAAAGTTTAGACATTCTATTATGACCTTTTCTTTATTGTTTTCGTAATCGTGTTCAGAAACTCTATGAACCAAATATCCATATTTTTCATAAATCATATCCCTTTCATAATCTCTATTTTTATTTCCTCTACCAACAATACCGTGCCAATAAGTTCCATCAAATTCAATTATTTTTTTAGAATTAATATCAATAAAATCTGGCAATAAAACTTTATCTAATTTTAATCTCATTTCATTATTTTTTCCTGATTTATCTATTTTTTTATTTTGATCAAGTTCAGCAAAAAATATACCTTCCAATGAATTTAAATGAGAAGAAATTTCCCAAAATAATAATTGAGAAATTTTAGAAAAATTTGATTTTTTGTAAGATTTATGCCATTTTTCTTGCCGATCCAACCATCTTTTTTTACCACCATCTTTTCCATATTTTTCAATACATTTTTCTAATGTAAATGTTGCCTGATACTCAGAAACTTTTTCTTTTGCTTCAATTTCACTAAATCCATTAAACATCCAATATTCAATACATCTTTTTGAGATTGCTTTCTTTATGTCTTGATTTATATTTCCTGCTTTTTTAGCACCTTTAATATTATTTTTATTTTTTGCCTCTATAGCAAGTTTTTCCGATTCTTTTACAGAATATCCTTTCTTTAACCAATATTCTTTTCTTATTGGTCTTCTACTATTTCTTTCAAAATCTGCCTCATCTTCAGTATAATGTTTTCCAGTATTTGGATTTATTTTAGAAGTCCAAAATTGTCTAGAATATGGACTTAATTTTCCTGTTTTAACATTTTCTTTAGATTTAAAATACGCTTCCGCCTCAGACCATCCACGAGAAATCCAATACTGTTTAGTATGTCTTCCCATTTCTGGAATTTCTAATAATTTTACCACATAAGATTTACACTTCATAACATTGTTTGCTTCAGGAATAACTTTCAAGTCTTCTAAAAGTTTTTCTCTTAAATTAGGATAAATGTTTCTTATTTTATTATCCAAACAGTCTTTTATTTTTTCTTCAATTGTTCTGTTTCTTTTGAAGGTCATATAAATCACCTACAGTGGTTTCAATTATTTCTCCCGTTTTTTTGTTTCGGAGTTTTATTTTAGTATTTATACAAAAACACTTTCCAGAACCATTTGCCCCAATAATAAGATTAGTATTATGCTGCTGAAAGTCTATTTCTGTAAATTGGTTCCCTGAACTTAAAAAATTTTTATATTTAATCTTCTTGAAATTTATCATTTTTAGGAGGAATTACAATATCATTAGGAGTAATTATCGCATACTTGTATTGATAATACTTACAAGTCTTTATAGCAAGTTCATCATCAACTTCAACTATATCCATCTCAGCATCTTCATCATCTTTTAACATTAATGCATATCTTGTTGCATCATCTTCTTCTTCAAATAAAAACAAAACTTTGTTTCCATATTCATCCTGAACAGCATATGCCCCATCTTCTTTTTGATCTTTGAGTGTTAGAAGAAACATTTATTCTACTTCGCAAGCTCTTTTATATAGATCCTGAAAAATATTTTTAATAATGTTTTTGTCTAACTCAAATTCAGAATCATCAATATAACGATTTAAGATAGAAAGAGTATTTTCTTCTTCATCAATTTGAAAATCTTCTGATTCTTGTATCTGAAAGTTTTCTACGATTTTTAGATCTTGAACACCAACAGAATAAAGTTTATCCAAAAACTTCTCAAAATCTTTTGGTTTTGATTTTTTACGAACAATAACCTTTACAATTTTATTCTTATATTCGGTCGCATTAAAAAGTTTATAATTCGTATCCTCATAGTAGATATTATAAAACATTCTATAAGGATTATCTACTGGAGTGAGTTCCAATGATTCTGTATCAAAAATATGAAATCCTCTTGTATCATTTACATCATTCCAAAACATTTCATATGGATTTCCTAAGTAATAGATTCTTCCATTATTCGATCTAGTGTGATAGTGTCCCGAGAAGACAAGTTGGAACTTCTCAAATAATTTGCTGTCCATACCATCTTCCATGATGTGTCCTCGATGAGCTGTAAATCCATTGAGTTCAAGGTGCCCCATCGAACACTTGCAATTTGTTTTTTTAACAAGGTTAAAAGTTTTTTCTTCATTTTCAGTATTAATCCAAGGAACAAATAAAATATCAAGTCCACCAATATTAACTTCTGTTGCTTCACTGTATGTTTTAATGTTTTTATAATCCTTAAGTAAAAGTTCTAAAGAATTAATAGAATTAGAATTTTTTAAGAAAACATCGTGATTGCCAACAATCATATAAACATTGTATTTTTTTAATGGTTCTAATACAACCCTTCTTGTCCAATCCAATCCCCAGTAATCTATCCCCTTCCTATTATCAAATGCATCTCCAAGATGAATTACAGTATCAATATTATTTTCTTCTAATGTTGGGAAAAATATAGTTTTATAAAATAACTCAAAATAATCGTGCAAATGCCTAGAAGATTTTTTACACGACCAGTGAGTATCTGTAATTAAACCTACTTTCATTTATTGTTCCGATATTGGATTGCATCTTTGATTCCATTATACTCTGAACTATGTCCAGAAAGCAAGCTATCATCAACAACCATAACCTCATCAAAACCAGTCTTTTCAATAATCTTATTCTTAATATCCAATTGCTTCTTTTCCTTCTGAATACGTCTCAAAAAAGCATAATGAATAATCTGAGTAAAATATGCAAATGGATTTTTAGACTTCTCTGGATCAAAATTATGAATATACTGAACACAATTTTCAATGCCGTCTGAAATCATATCCTCTCTAAACATATAATTTACAAAGTTAGGTTTATATGAAAGATGTGTTGCAATTTTAAGAAAACAGTCGCCAAGATAATTAGGAATCGGTGGTTTACCTTCCCACTTCTTTGCTCTCTCCTGTTTTGGTTGCTCACAAAGGTCTTTATTGAAAGTCTTTTTGTATGATTCTTCTATTCTAGTTCTATAAGAAATCATTGCTTCCAATAATTCTTTATTATTTACATAATGTTCTGTTTTCTTTTTTGACATAACATCTTCGTTTTAATTTAATCAGTATCAATTGTTCTTATTTTAACATATGTTGAGAGGCTTGACAAGGTGTTGAAATATGAGTAGAATACCTTTGTTGGGTTTGAAGGGTGGGGCTTAGATTTATATAGAGTTATTAAAGATATTTTCAAGATTCTTACGGGCTTCTTCTACAGAAGTTAAGTATCCCATACTTTTAGAAGGTTTAGTCTTACCAGAAGACTCTTTACTTGAAGAATTATAAGGATCAAATAAATTATCATTGATAAAATCATTATAGATTCCAATAATCTTTTTATCCTTAGTCTCTGTCATAGTAATAACCTTATCAGGTCTTATAATAAAGAAATCATCAGTAGCAATTTCCATCCAAGATTTAATCTTTATACTAATTCCTTCAGTAGAATGAATTAATTTTATTGTTACTGGATTTTGTAGTATAATTAATGGATCTCCATCATTCTCATCAATAGAAACTAATGATAAGATTTCTTCACTAGAAGTAAGTTTTAATACTGCGTAGAACTCTTCTCCCATTAGGTCTTAAAAGGTATGTTTACAATTTCATAGTTAAAATTTTCTTCATTATAAATTTTTATCCTTTCTATTAAATGATTAAGTGTATAATTCTTTCTAGACTTATAACTTATATCATCAGCAATATCATATAAAGTTGCTTTTGTTTTATTATTACCTTTTCTTAATACACGTCCAATTGACTGAAGGTTTCTGATTCTGGATTTTGAAGGTGAGGCGAAAATAACATTATGAAGATTCTTGATATTAATCCCTGTACTGAATGTTCCATAAGATGCCACAATAATTGCATTATTTTCTTTTTCTGTAATCTCTCTAATCTTTTCACGATCTTCAGTAGCAACTCCACCATGAACAAAAAAGACCTGACGATTATCAGACTTTTCATTATTTATCATTTCATATAATGGTTGTCCGTGACCTTCTACTCTTGCAAAAAGAATAAGTGTATTTCCTTTTAAGTCTAAAGAAAGATTTTTAATAAACTTATTTCTTTTTTCATGATTTATGATATATTGAACTTCATCCTCAAAAGTCTCAAACTTATTTGGTGAGTGTTTCAATAAAAGAACATTAATATCAAGAGTTGCTACATGACCCTTTTTCATTAATTCATCAGTCTTAATAATCTTATAAGAAGGTCCAAATAATCCCTCTAGAACCCATTTATGAGTCTGAGAACCATCTAATGTTCCTGTAAATCCAAAGCGATATTTACAATCAGAAAGCTTTGTCATTATAGATACTAATGACTTAGACTTGAATTGATGTGCTTCATCCCCAATCACAACATTAAATCTTGAGAAGTATTGTCTGGGGAGTTTGTAAATAGATTGCCAAGTTGATACAATTACTTGAGATTCTGTTTCTCTCTCTTTTCCACCATAAATCTTGTGGCAATATGAACCCACATCAAAACCATAATCTTCAAAGTCTTTATACATCTGCTCTACAAGCGATGTCGTTGGAACAATTACAAGAATATTTTTGTCTTTCTCAACATAATATCTCACAATTGAATATATCATCAATGACTTTCCAGAAGCAGTTGGAGATATCAATAATTTTCTATTATGTCTTAGTGCGTCGTATACTCCCTCAACTTGATAGTCTCGGGGAGAATACTTGCAGATAGAATTCATATAATCTTTTACACCTTCCTTTGAGACCATTCCATTGACTTCAAAGGGAAGACCATAGAACTTGTTTTCTACAAATTCATAAGTGTAGTCGTGATCCTTACAAAACTGAACTACACGATCCAAAAGTCCAATATAAATTTCTTGAGTATTTACATTGAACAAATAAATTTTTCCATCCCACCATTTGTTTTTATATGATGGTGAAAACTTTGCATTTGGTACTTCAAACTGAAATGCATCTCTCAATTCATAATAAATATGAGGTTCTGCCTGAATGCGAAGATAAACCTCATTTTTCTTAGAAATAATCAAATGTGACATATACCCATAATGCATCTATGGGTATTTATTCTCTTAATTATATCCTGAAGTAAACTGCATAAACTCTATAGAGTTTTTTATTTGGTAAGACCGATTAGAAATCATTTTAATAATGTCTTCAAGAAACTTGAGCATCACATTATAATATCTAACTTTCAAGTCTATTTCATTTAACTTCTTATCGGCGTCTAGATGCCTCTGTAAGGCGTCTTTATCTCTTACCTTATATGGAAAGGGTTCTTCGACATAGACCTCTGCTGGCGCCTTTCCTGAGTAGTAATTATATCGTTCCAATCTAACCTTATTATATGTTTCCCTTGCTCTTTCTCTTAATAAAGAAATAGTATTATATAAGGTATAATACTTTGAATGAAGTTGAGGTATTTTTAATGATTCATCGTGTAAATTATCAGGATCAATGACAGAATCTTTTTGCCACATTTCCTGAATAGTTTCCAAATTCATAGGGGATTCCCGTCTGTTCCTAATATAGTGTATAAAGTATACTTGAAAATTACTTCTGCTGTAAAGTAGTTTACGTCAGTATCAGATGCCTCAAAATTTAGAGATGATAATGATACTGGAAATAAATCCTTAAATTTTACAATGGCAACATCTCTATAATTACTATTCAATATATGTAAACTTCCATCACTAAATTGCTCTAATAAATCTCTAGTTCCACTTTCATTGGTTGTTAAATTTCTAAAACTTTCAGTAGAATCTGGATATCCAAGACCAACTAACCAATTATGAATTGCCATATAATTAACAAGATTTTCATCAACTAAAAATCTTAATTGAAAATCTCCATATTCTATTTTGTCTCCTGGAACATCAACATCTTTTAAGTATGATGGTTGAATAGCAGTTCCAAGTGTAATATCGGGTATTCTTGCAGAATTGCAAAAAAATGCAACTTTTGGTTCTTTTGCTAAAGTGAACTTAAAACCAACTGGTGATAAAAAATTTCTATTGTTTATCTGCTTATCAAATGCCGTTGCCATTTTTTATTTTTATTTATTGCATAAAAAAAGGAGTCCGAAGACTCCTTTTGGAAATTGTGTGATTTATAGATCACATTAAGTTGAGAACACGAACTCTCTGGTAGTAGCGGTTTACACCTGCCTTCAGGCGACCAGTATTGGTTTCATTGGTTCCTTCAGCGAAAGGATTGGCAACAATACCATATCTGGTCTTAAATCCGATTTTTGGTTGGAAGGTGTTCTCACCAACGGCACGAACCATTTGGAGAGGAACATAAGGGCAGTAGAAAAGACCAGCATCATAAGGCGAAGAACCCTTATAACCGACAACATAATACTGCGAACCATCCGAAGTGGAATTAGCAGAATATGGGTCAATGTATACGCGATACTTACCTGCAAGAATACCAGCAAAAGTATTACCAGTGTCATCAACATTCAGGTTTGCATTGAGTGCGGGAGTGTAGTCAAGAACACCTGCCATCGTGAGAGCAGAAGCAACATCAGCAGAGCACATGATCATATTACCCTTTCCTCTACGAGTTCTCTGAGCAATACGGTTTGCATCTCTTTCAATTTGGAAAATAAGACCCTTGAATTTCTCAACGCTCCAGCGACCGTTAGAATCAACGTCAAGGTCGAATACACCAGGAGTAGCAACATTGGTCTGTGCGCCCGACTCAGCGACCTTATAGATCGTTCTGATGACTTCACGGTTGATCTCTGCAAGAATCTCAGTAGAGAGAATATTTGCGAGTTCAGCTTCTGCATTAAGACCGTGAATTGCCTTCAGATCCTGAGCGAGTTCAAGACTGTATTCTGCTTTCAGAGCACGACTCTTTGCAGTAACAGTGACTTTCTCGATCGAGAAAGCCATTTCATTGAAGTCATTATTGGTTTCACCAAGACCTTCAGCGATCTCGGTGTCCATACCGCGACCAACGCTATAAGTGCTGGCATTAGCATTAGGATCGAGAACACCTGGATTGGAACCCTGTTGTGCGGTAGTACCGAAACCAACAGAAGCGCCATCAGAACCAGCAACATAACCACTGGAAACTGCATCATTACCTTCTCTCTGTGCAGAGAATGCAGTATCTGCTTCGTTAAAGAATGCTTCGGTTCCGTTGTTTGCACTGTAACGGGAGCGCATCGCAAAAATGAGTCCAGTAGGACCATTCATTGGTTGAACACCTGCAAGGTCATATGCGACCAGGTTAGGCATTGCACGTCTGATCAAGGAAATCAGAACAGGGTCAAAACCTTGAAGTGCTCCCGATGCACTACCACTCATACCTGCGGTAGAAGTGGATGAGGTGGTGAAGTTAGTTGGTGCCTCAGAGAGGAATGCACGCTCTTCGCGCATTTCGTTCTCTTGGTTTTCTAACAGGATTGCGGTGCAAGCTCTGCGATGCGAATCTTTGATTGGATCAAGACCGCTATAGTCGAGAACTGGTGCCCACTTCTCCTGCAGAACATCTGTATTGTACATCTGCATTTGTTTTTACCTTAGAATTGTTTTTTGTTTGACTATAATATTTAAATCAGTTTTTAGAAGCTCTTGATAATGTATCAAGATAAGATTGCATCATTGGGGAAACCGATTCATTGATCTGTTCCTCATATGATACTTCTTCAGACAAGTTTTCTGTCTCACTTCTTTGAGCACTGACATTAGTTGGGAAATATGATTCCCTAAGAGAAGTCAGTTTCTCACGATAGTTCTGCTCACTATCAAACTCAACATTTTCGGCAAGAGAAGCGAGTTTTTCTTTTTGTGAAAGTGCAAGACCCTCACAAACATCGGAGAAGATTACATCAGCAACCGACTCAGCTAATCTTTGATTAAGAGCAATATTTCTTTCGATTTGCTCGTTGAGTTTATCTTCCATTTCATCAAGTTTTTCTACCATAGTATGGAGTACATCATACTTTTCTTCAGGGATTGTTACATAATGTTCTTCAAAAAGATTCTTCATTCCCATAAGGAATGATTCGGTCATTTCTGTCTTAAGTCCCTGTTCAACAGCGAGTTGATTTTGATTCATCCACTCATCTGCAACATACTCAAGATAAGAATCAACTCTGCTGGTTAATTCTTCCTTGATTGTAACAACCTCTTCTTCAAGAGATTTTTCATACTGTTGGACGAGTTCCTCTTGAATCTCAGAAACTTTTGCGTTAATAGCAGTCTCAAAAATAGTACGTGCCTTTTCTTGAAACTCTTCAGAAAGTTCTTCACCTTGAAGAAGAGCATTCACATCTTCCTCAATGTCATATTCAACCACAGTAGTTTCTTCGTCTTCAGTATCTTCTTCAGTAAGTTCTTCTTCAGAAGAGTCAAGAACTTCATCATCTTCTTGTTCAGAAACTACCTCACCTTCAAGTTCTTCCTCTTCCTTTACAGGATTTGGCATAGAAGGCATTGGTTCAGCAGGTTTTGCCCCCTTATTCACAATATCCTTAACGGATGCGATTTTGGGTTCATTAACCTTCGCTGAATCATCATCAGATCTATAGTTTTCTGGAGTAGGACCGCCGAGATCTTCCCATTCGCCAGTTTGTCCTGGTGTAGAAACACCTGAAGCATTGCTTCCGGACTGTGGCATTGGTTCAGCTGCAGCAGCACCTTTAGTTACTACGTTTTCCATTTCTTGTAAATTGCTACCAACGGACATTTGATTTAATATTTTTTGTATTAATCTATATTTATTTATAATTTAACAAATTAGAGTGAGTTAATAAACTCATTAAAGAGTTCAAGTTTTCTTTCTTGATACTCTTTAGTTTCAACTAAACGATTTACTTTCTTTTGAGTTTTCTCAATCAACCAATGATTTCTAGAAGCATCATAAATCCATTCAACACCCTCCATAATCCCCTGAACGAATGCATCAGGAGCAGAAGGATCTGCAACAATATCAGCAGCAGTTGCCAACATAAAATCTTCACCAACAATCTTATGACCCTCATTAGTCATTTTAAGTGATCCTACACCGCGAGAAGAAACGCCAAGGCAAACTCCTTCACCAATAAGTGACTTTGCAATTTTTCCCATAGGTGTATCAAGAAGTTGTGCCTTTCCAACAAAATTGGATCCCTCACAATTTAGTGATACGATTTTATGAGATACTCGATCAAGATTTACAGTTGGACCATCGGGATGTCCAAGCTCTCCAAGAGCACGTCCTTTTTTAATAAAGTTTTCAGTATATCGCTTAACTTCTCTTGAAAGAGTCTGCATAGGATACATTCTTCCATTACGATTGCAAATATCACCTTGAAGAAAAATACCCTCAATATACATCTTTTTAGATGCACCTTTACCTTCAGTAATAAACTTTACTTTTGATACTTGTTCCGTAATGAGTTTCATTTAATTATCCTGTAAATCCTACTTTGTTTGCTTTAACAGATGTTGAAGATGCCCAAATAACATAACTTGCTGGTTTCTCAAGAAACTCAACGTGAGATTGGGGCATAGTAAAAGAAACCGTATCTGCAGCACCAACAGTACTTGCCATACTTACAGTGGCAACTCCAGTTTCTCCATTAAATAATCTAACAACAGTTGCATTAAAAATATTATTTCCTGGAGAAGTTCCTAATGCAACTTCATCGCCAATTAATAATGTTCTTGCCATTATTCTTCATCCTCTACTGAATTTTCATTACCAAACAATGAGGATGCAACATCTGTTCTATAATCATCAATTCTTTCAGATGCTTTGGCATACAAAACATCTTTAATTTTGTCAGTAATATCTGATGCTGGCGATTCTGAACCAATCAAGTTTACAATTTCTTCCATAAAACTTATAATATCTATATTCTTATTTATACTTAAGTATCTTTCAGACCTTTTTCCTGAGTAATTTGAGCATCAGATTCTAAATCCGGTTCTTTAGGAACATCCCCCATCATATTTGTTTCTCCACCTGCAGGTAATGGTTCTCCGGTAATTGGATCAACAGCATTAGGATCTGGAATAGTTCCATCTTTTATTTCCTTTTCAATTTGTTGA